TGATATTTGTATTGTTTGTCCACCTGCTTGATTTGTAATTCCATACTCATTAAATAAGTAATATTCCTGAAAACCACTAGTATCGAGTTGAACGCCATCTGGGCCGTTCTTTATTCTAGGTTGCCGAATCTTTTTTATTTTTAGGGGATCAATAGGGCGTAGTTCTAATATACCACGTTTAGGGTTTCTATCATCAATGATAATATGAAAATACATCCTACCATCGACATACCACTTTTTAAGTAATTCATATCCCACTTTTCTAAAATCAAGTAAACGAACCAATTCTTTAAATTCGGTTTTAATACTTTCTTTTATATTATCAGATAGATTAGATTTTTCTAGACTTATACTAATAGGAGATTCTTCTCTATTAACAACGACCGTCTCATTAATAATATCATCTATTGCTTGATCACATTCAGGAAACGCTGCCATTTCCCTATATTTCTTGATCAACTCTAATTCATTTTTTGCGAACCCCTCAAGGTCTACATATGTTCCATATGCACTCCCTGTGGGGCCGACTTCAATCGCACCGTCTTCTGGTTCAGGCAGAGCAAAAGCTTTCTTCCTTTTCTCGTCCTTATCAACTCTTCCTATAGAAAATCCAAATAATTCAATAGCCATACATTTTTTCCTATGTTAATTTTGTACTAACGACCCATTAAGTCTTGGGTGGTTCTTTTTATTCGGGCCCCGATTTCTTTGGTTTCGCCGCGGTTCCTGTTGCGGTTTGATCCCAATAAGAAAATTCCCATGTTACTTCAAAAGTTTGTATCTCTGAAGTTTCCCAATCAAGTGAAATCTCACCGATTGATGAAGGCCACGCGTCATAAAAGGTAACTTTATTCGTTGCCTTGCCCGCAGATTTAGTAAATTGTGAAACTGTAAGCGTACCTGTATATTTATCCGTGGTCGTCCAGCCCGTTTTCCGTGTGTTTGTCCCATAATCATTTAGTTCATTCATCCACCCTAATAAGGCACTTCTTATTTGATGACTTTCATCATTGTAACACTCCGTTGTCCATTGTTGAACTTCTCTATTTCCGGGAATATTTATACTTCTTCCCATATAAGAAACGGGTGTAACCTCCACAGTAGAAATAGGAAAACTTGTAGTTTTACACATAAAATTAAAGTCCCCGGGAGCTGTTACTCCTGTAGGAACGTTCACCGTTGCTTCGAATAAAGATTGTAAAGCTCCACCACTGACCATTTTATCTAAAAATGTTGTAGCTGAAAAGTCTGTTGCCATTTTTTTCTTTCTAACGCTTCCGCGCCAATAACTGTTAAATTAAAAAAAGATGAGGAAGTTTTTTTTACAAGTACTGCCTTCGCAAGTTATCGTCTTTCCTCATCTTTATATTATTATTTATATTACTTATCCACCAGTAATTTCACTAAACTCAACACCAGAACGTACTGCTACGAATTGTAGTTGAATAAAGTTAATTGAACGTGATGGTTTTACGTAAATGTCTCCTCTAAATTCATTACGATCAATTTGATCCGGAGTATTATTGCTATCATCACAAATAACAGCAAAATCTTGAATTCCTTGTCTTGATTTAATACCTCTCAAGAAAGGTTCTACAGTAGCAGTAAATCTTGAACGTGTAAATTCATCGTTGAATTCGAATAAAAAGGATTTTGCCATATTAGCAATAGATTTTTCCAAAAGGATAAACAATCTACGTACATTAATTCTATCAAATGCACTCGGTTTTGCTAATAGAGTTTTATCACCAAAGAGTAATATTCCTTGACCCGGCATTCCAACTACAGGATTGATACCTTTCTTGTAAAGACCGTCTCTCTCGGTTTTATTTGGATTAAAAGGTAATTTGATTGCATTACGAATATTACCTCGTACTGATCCAGCTGGCGACCAAAATGGATCGCGAGTGTCGTCAGTAAATGCACAACATCCTGCTATATCACCATTCAATGGAATATAACGATAAACATCATTGTACTTGTCGTACATATATTTCCATCCAGAATCCATGACTGCATAAGAAGAACTAGGCATTGAATCCCTATGTCCTCTTACATCTGTGAGTTCTGATCCCGCATTATTAACAACATGTGCCTGTAAAGGTGAAATAAATGCTACACAATCTTTACGATATTCCGCAATGTTATTAATGGCATAAATTTGTGTAGCGGCAGATGCGTCTGCTGTCATTAGAAGTGTTACATCTACTTCTTCTGTATTTTTAAACTCATCTAAGCCTATTTGAATATTTCCATCAGTTGATGTTGATCCGGCACTACCTCCGGTCAAACTTGCTGTAACAACACCACCTTTTGCATTAAAAGTTGAAGTTACTCCACTTCCCCAAGCTGAAGTACCATAAGCCGCATCTGCATTACCAGAAGAATCATGATCCATCCAACGAATATAAGAAGAACCTCTATTAATTATGTCTTTGTAATAATTACTTTGTCCATCTTCTGATTTAGCTCCAGATGCTACTGAAGCTCCTGAATATGTTTCTAATACTGTATTATTCGCTCCGGCAAAGTCTCCGTCTTCATCTTCTACTACTATATGAATTTCATCAAATGCTCCGTTATTTTTTGCTACATTTGTTGTAGTAGTCGGTGCATCATCAAAAGAACCGGCATATTCCCATGTGCGCGAAAATGAACTTCCGGTTGCAGTAGTAACAAAAGGTTCCGAAACTGTTACTGAGGTTGCATTGGTTATAGCAGTAACTTTTCTCTCATCTTCAGTAGCACTAATTGTTACAATATCACCTACATTTAATTGTGTGGTGAATTGTGTACTTGTTCCAGTTATAACTGAACCATTAGCAGTAACAGCTGCTGTTCCGACCATTTGAGTAGAAGGTTCTGAAAATCCTGATCTCATTTTTCGAACTGCTGTTCCGGCTCCAATGTCTGATCCATATGCACTACCTGCTGTACCAGCAGCATCACTTCCTATGGTGAGTACAACTAATGTTTGTCCACCAACCGTGATAACATCACCCACACTCAATTCTGTTGTATAGGCTGATCCGTTTGTTCCGGCTAGAACACCGCCAGATTGTGTCCAAGCAGTATCTCCTGATAATGCTACATCTGTGTTTGCATTAAGTGTTCCGTCAGAATTAGTGTTTGCTTTTGATGCTCCACACAAGGAAACTTTTAAAGAGTTTCCTAAATCTCCGGGAAATTTTGCTACAAAGGGTCCATAAAGATTACTCTGGGTTCCTCCCATAGCTGGATCATAAGTATTTTCATAGTCTTCATCATTTGCTATATAAACCGTGTTTGATGCATCCATTGTTGCATTCTTAACATCAGATATGTTAGGTGTACGAACTACTTTAAGATTCGCTGAATATGCGAGATAACTTGCAGCAGTAAAAAATGTTTTATATGTCGCTGCGTCTGGTTTACCAAAGATACCCGATAATTCTGATTCGTTTGACACTACAGTTCGTTCATAAGCAGGACCCCACCTAAATGGTCCCGCAATACCGCCTTCAGTCATAGAAACTTCAGGTACAACAGTAGTTAAGTCAATTTCTTTGGTTATAACGCCTGGACTAATTGTAAAAGGCATCTTCTATCTCCTAGATATTGGTTTCAATATTAATTATGGTTTATTGCCATATTGATTCTATTTATTATTTTACAGTTCTTTAAAATCATAAATATTAAGTGTTATCATAAATATACAGAAAGATTCCATGAACAAAGATAAATTAATCGATAGCAAAAAAATATCTGAACGATTCCTCAAGAAAATTGACAGTTCAGAAACAAACACAAAATGTCACACATGGCTAGCTTCTAAAAATAAAACAGGCCATGGGATGTTTTCTGTTATGGGTAGAACTATACCTGCCAGTAGATATTCATTTATGATGTTCCGTGGTGATGTTGCTCCAAATGAGGTTGTCACCCAAACATGTTTCAATCCCTCTTGTGTAAACCCCGATCACCTTGAAATTTCAGATAAAAGAAGGTTAGGGAAAAGGATTTCTGTTAATCCTGCTCAACTAGTAACGGGTTCTATTAGTTTTTTGGTGAGATTAAAAAAAGAAAGGCCTGATCTAATTAATAAAATTGAAGAATTAATAACGGAAATCAACAATCCTCCCACAGAAGTCAATTTTGAAAATATGGATCCTTTTTCAAATTAATTTTATTGTTTATCCTTTTGGATACTTGGTTTAATTATAAGGTCTGCTCTGTTTTCCATTTTGCTACTCAGGTTTCGTTGGCCATGTTATGTCTGGCAATAGAGTATTATCCTCTACACCATCAGAATTTTTCTCCCATTTTGGATCTGGATTATTTGCTGGTAAATCTCTCAACTCTTGTCTGTATTTTGCCCATGCTGTTTTCTTAGTTGTTGATAAGGGCGAATCATTGAATTGAGTCCAATCCGAATCTCGGAGAAACTTAACTCTTCTTCCTCTTAAAACTTCTTTACAAGTTGGCATCTGTTATTATCCTGTTATTTCTATTATGCACATGTCATTGTTGAATTTCTGTAACTTTTATTATAGTTCCGCCATTGTTGCCTGTATATCCTGCATTCATTGATGATCCATATGCATACTTCTGAATATCAAAATAAATTACTGTACCAATAGCAGAATTTGTGTATGCCTCCAACCATGCCATGCCATTTGCGTTAGCAGAAGTTTGGCTTGGTGGATTATCTCCACCTCTTGTGTCCCATTGCATATAATAATAACTAATTGCAGTTACAGTAGAAGACATATCACTATTAAGAGAATGTCTTAAATAACAATGGTATCCTTCTTGTTGGGCATTATTATGAGACCCGGTCCAAGCAGACCCTCCTATCTCAAACATCAAATTAGAATTAGAACTTTTCTTTGTAATCGACCAATTTGGTGTGCTTGTAGCAGTAGTTGTCCAAGTATTGTCACTTTTTGCATACTTTGTGCCAGTTGATTGGCCATTTCCTGTGTTAGTAAAAACTAGAGTTTGAATCACATGACCAGCAGGAAAGATTACTCCACTATCAAGTGATACCGCTCCTCCCGATTCTGTTATTGTAGACACACCGCCCAATTTTAATGTAGCCATATATTATTATCCTATTCTACTCATT